CAGATCGCCGCCCAGAATGAGCAATATCTTTGCGTAGTGGCCGCATTGAATGATTTCTAGTTGCCGTTTAAGCGATTCAGCATAGATGTCGAATGTGTGACCGTTGAAATGCGTGTCGAAAGCCGGAATGACCAGATAGCGATCTGATTCCACAAAAATAGGAGCCTTAGCTTGATACGGCTCCTTGTGTGTGATGATGTCATTCATCAATGATTCATATTGTTCAGCATCGACTAGCGGTCTGATTTGTATCTTGCTCTGGTACAACGTTGCTTCAGGTGTCTGCTTCCAGAAGTTGCTTGTAGCACGTACAAGCTCCCACTTGGTGTAATCATACCCGTGAGCTTCCAAAACCTCTCTAGGCGTCATTTTGTGACCCCTGATAACCTTCAGGATGGTTTCGCTGGATTGCGTGCCGTCTGAATCGTATTCATTCTTCAGTGGCTTCTGAAATTCGATACCAAGTCGTCTTGCTTTACCTTGAAGCGCATCATAGCTAATCCCGAGTTTGTCGGCTGTCTCTCGTCTGGTAAAGCCTTCAGAGGCGAGCTTCCTAATGTCACCGATCTGTTCATCTGTCCATTGCATCTACTCGCCTCCTGAAATATAATAATTGTGAGCAGTTTAGAGATTCTGCTCAGCTTCCTCATAAAGAACTTCCCGAGTTCTTAAGCCCTCGGATTCGGCCCCGAGAGCTTTTTTATGTGCCTATTATAAGTATTGTGTTACAATGACTTGGTGAGTTCGTTCTCACACTCCAAAAAGTGATTGGCCTTCGTTTTCCCAGAGCGAGGGCCTTTTTGTTGCACAAAAATAGCACCTCACCGGTTGGCGGAGTGCTTGAGTAAATAAAAAGACGCCGTGGCGTCTAAACTAAAAGTTAAACATAAATAAATGACTGTGGAGCAGCTTTTACATTTGGAAAAAGTTCTTGGATTTTTTGGGGAATTTCGTATTCTCGATAATCCCCGATTTCAATGGCATAAGCTATTTCTCGCCCATCGAAGTATTTCTCGAAAAAATCGTGTGAAATCCCAGAAAACTTTGAAGTCCTATTCCAAAGCTTCTCTGGTGCATCTTGGATAATCCCTTTAACTTCAAATTCTCCGACAATTCTTCCACAGGGTTCAGTAGAATAAACAATAACCTTATCAATCCGTCTTCGAAAAATCCCTTTTCTATATTCGAATAACTTTCTACCACGACGAATCTCCTCCACATACTCTGGTTTAATTGATAATAAAGCGTCCATTTACTTCACCAATCCTTAATAGCTTTTCAAATTGCTGGCCGTTCATTTCGACAATATTAAACCGTTTTTCCCTCATGGATTCGTCAATAATTCCCTTGCCAAATAAGTCATGCCTAGTAATCCTTTTTTCAAGCGGAACGTTAAACAAGAAACTAATCACATGCCGATATTTTTTTGACTCCCAGAAGTCAGTCAATTCTTGGAGTGAAAACACCGAGCCTCTTGAGGTATATTCCAAAAAAGCTTTTTTGTCGGGAAAACTAAAAATATTTCTAATTTCGTCAACAACACAAACAGAAGTGGCAACTGCATTATACTCTGCCTTTTTGCCACTTTCCCTTGTCCTATACAAGACTAACTTGTCGCCATGCTTGAGTTCATCTACTCCATTCATGCTAGTGAGGTACGTCTTCATCACACTATTTGCAGGCGAAACATCCTCTCTAACAAATTGTCTTTCCGTGTATAGTTTGGATTCTGGAACCATCCGAGTATGAAACTCTGGAAAAACTGGAAGAAAAAACTTATGCCCTGAAAAGTCAAACTTTGGAAAATCTTTGTAAATATCTCCAGTTGCCTTTTGTGTTCGTAGTAGTACAATTTCTGTTTTTGAACCACTTCGTTTCTTGCCAACTTCTTCAAAGCCAAACTTTTGAAACAATTTTCGTAATTTCACAGTGTCTGGAAACATTGTCACGTAAACATCATCAAATCCATCAATAATGAATTTACGTAAAATGATAGCCATAAATCGATTCCCCGTTGCAGCTCGGTGTGCATTTATTTTAAATGTTCCAACTTTTAGATGCTTGCCATTTACCAATGTCGGTTCAACATCCAGAACTTCCCCATCTTCCTCTTTCAGATATAGAAAAGCATTAATGTTGCCAGACTGTTCGACTGAAACGTAAGCTTTTTCCCCTTCACGAGCCTTTTTAGCAAACCATTGATCAAACCCCCGATAATTTGCTCGCAGTGAATCAAAGAACTCATCCGACAAATCCACATCACTGAACAATTTCTTAGACAAATAGTCGCCATTCATTTTTATCACCTCAAAAAAATAGTACTCCAGTAGGAACCGGAATACTACATTGAGGTGATATCTGTGCTTCATGTCTGCTTCTCGCTCTCCCAGTGTCAGATGGGGTCATCGCAAGCTGTGTCCGGTCGCTAAACTGGACAATGTGGCATGCGGGAATCGAACCCGCCTGACTATCTCAGCCAGTCCATTTGCCACGCCTTGCCACAGCTTTATCATCACTGAGGCTCGGAGGAAAAACGCGGTGCTTTAGGTTTCTCACCTTTGGCACAATACCATCATATGACGGAAAAACAGTTGAAAGGTCTCACAAAGGTCTCATCTCGATTTCAACCAATGGGCAAATCTCAGCGAATGCGATTAACGCTTCTCGTTTTGTTCGATAATACTGAGCTTTTGATAGAAACAGCTTGTCCATTATTTGCTGGTCACTATATCGTTTGGTTAAGTAAGAACTTGTCAGTATAAGCCGATGATTCGCTGAATCCAGAGATTCGATAGCCGCTTCACAGCACGCTATATAGTACAGCTCGTCAGCGTGCGATATTACCTTTTCCTCGGCTTTGTTGCCATAGCTTGGTGACTTAGGCATGCCGTCCATCACGGGGCTTCTGAGCGCTATTTTGGTTCGTTGAGCGAGCCGCTTGTGATGCCAGTAGTTCCCCAAGACCTCTTTGGCGTTTTCAATTGTTTTGTCATGATCAATTGGGCTAAAATATCTCGTTGCTCGCACCACTGCGTCCACTCCTTATGGTATAATTGATTTTGTAAAAGTTTGGGGGATAAGCGTGCCTTCGTGGTGCGCTTTTGTTATACTGTCTTCGGAGGCCCACTCCTTTTAAATGATTCCATTTGCTATCAATCACGTGTACGTTTGGCCTCCGGCGCGTCCCTAATCAGACGCGCTTTTTTATTTGCTTTCATGAGGCCGAATGAGTTCCCATGGATCAATCCCAGCTCCATATGCGATTTTGTCCAAAGTGTTGAGTGAAACACTGCCCTTACCAGAGATTACATATTCAAGCGTGGTGATGGGTATTCCGATCTCTTTTGCATATTTGGCTTGTGTCATGTTCAGATCGTATATATTCTTCCTAAGGTTTTCGGCTAATGCTCGTTTGCTGTCCAAGCTATTCATCTCCTACTTAGTTTTCCAGTTAGCCCACATCCACATTGCAGCACCTGAGATTATCAGCATGACGGCAATCATTGCTTTGCTTCCAGCCTGCGTCCGCACATCGGACAATAATTAATCACGATTGGATCATCGACCTCCGCATTATCAAAGCCAACAGCTTCGCATGTGTGTATTGCTGCACCGTTTATTTTTTTAGGCTCGATTCTATCCCATTCATTTCCACCAGTCATACCGATTCGAAGGAAGTTGCCAAGTTCTGATTCAATGAGCTTATGTGGCTCATGACAATATGGACAGTCCGTGTCGCCGTCACTGGCCGCAGCGTAACGGGCGCTTAGGTCATCGTAGGCCATCTCCCAACTACTACCCTGCTCGCCGAACTCTTCCAATGCTCTCAATGCGTCCTCAAATACGTCCTGTTTAGTTTCCTTAGTCATGCTCGGTCACCTCCACCTCATCGTTCTCTTCATCATCTTCATAGTCAGCAATTACCAGTGCTCCACCAGATCCATAACCATTGGCTGGAGTCATATAGGTTAATTTTGCTTTTGAATGTGTTTTAAGTAAGCGGTTCAAGGATTCGATTTCATCGTGCGAATATAAGCTGAATACCTTAATTTTCCTCGTCATTGCTTTCCCTCCAGTAGCTCTGGGTTCTCAAATATGTTGCCGATGACCTCGCAATCTTCGGTTAACCGTTGCCAAATACCATTGCCCCCATTGTCAAGCACATATCCAGCGGCATATGTTTCGTAGCTAACCGGTGCTATTACCGGCTTACCGTCTTGATTTCGAATACCAATATCTAAGACATCGCCTTCGTATATCTCCCGCCCGTTCTTGTCGTGGAGGTTAGCGTACTGCATCAAATGGGCTTCTTCGTCAATTAGTTCAATGCCATTTTTGCCATCATCAGCAGTTACCCAAATACGGCCATCAATATCCCATTCAATATTACTGACTGGATACATTTTGTGGTTGTGACTGCTATACGCTCTGAACTTAATCTCTCGTTTCATTTCTCCGCCTCTATTCTTTTAGTAACCACTTGACTAGCTTTTCACCTGACCAAAAAACGAACCATGCAACTGTCCCTACGCCAATTACGAAGATCAAGATCGTCAATGATTTAACTATCCCAAGTTTGACAAACGGCTCAACAAACCAATCCACAAAGTCCCAAATTAAACTGGCTAATCCGTAAATGACGATTCCCGCCCATGACACTAAAAGAACATAGGCAATGGCGTGCTTGATCTTTTTCTTCATTTCTACGCCTCCCAGTGTCGCGATTTAATCAGTCTAACGTCAGCCTTTCTTACGGTATCAACCTCGGTTTCATCAACGCCACAGCAGATAACGTTAAGAACGTCTACACTGTGTGGGTGCCATTTCCTGTCGCGATCTACGGCGTCCATTGGCACATCACGATAGGCGTTTGATTGATAGGAACCGACAACCTTAAACTGATACATTTCATTTGGAACTCCATATCGTTTTTGCTCAATTAGGACATAATCTCCAAAGTCAATGTCATCTTTCGGGATATTTATTCCACCGGTAAATTCGCTCATTTTTCGTCCTCTCTCCCGTAAATATTCTTAACAAGTGCCACAGCTTTCAGATTGGCATATTCGTTTACGTTACCGTCCACATAATCGCCCATAGAAAGCAGCTTTTCTGCACGTTTTAGTGCTTCTTCGTAATTCATCTTTTTTTGCTTTGGTTCTACGGGCACTAGCTTGTAGTCCACATCTTCGTACATGACGCCTACAACCTTGCCAGTCTTTTTGCTGACGTAGATGTCATCGAACGTGTCGTCTCCTGTTTTCATCGTTTTCTCCTCTTTCCAAGTGGGTAGCGTCTTATGTCGCTTCTGAACGCTTGCTTGACAATATTTAGGTCTGCTATCCATACCTCATACAGTGGGTCTTTAAAACCGTTAATTTTGCCAATGTATCTGATTATGATTCCAAAGTCATATTTGCCTTGCTTGGCGAACATTTCTCCGGGCGTTTTAACATACACCGGTATGAATTTGCTTGGTTCATGATTCCCGTAAGTTTCTACTTCAGGTCTCATTGGCCAGCCTCCTTACAGCCACATAGCAGCCCATATCAGCGCAGTAATCACAACGGCCACCACCGCATTATCAAGCGACATCTGTTTGAACTCTTCTCTCGTCATTTGTATGCCTCTCATTTCGCACTGACTGACTTCACAGCCTGATCTGAATAGTCCCTGATGCTCTGTGCGTCTTTAATGGCCTGTGATAAGCCATTGTTTGCCTGTTTGGCGGCTTCTAACTGAGATGTAAGATCATTGATGGTCTGCTGCTTAGCATCGACCTCAGCCTGTTTCTGGGCAACTGCTTGCTGGCCTTCAACGATCTTTTGCTGAATCTGGGCATCTTTGCTTGCCATTCCGCTGTCGTATTGCTGTTTTAGGGACGCATACTGTGCCTGCGCGTCAGACAACTGATGTTGCAAATCGGACAAGCTAGATTGTGAAGCGTTGATCTTAGCCATCAGCTTGTCGATGTTGTTTTTGGTCTCCACGATGTTCTGGTGACCTTGCCAAACATTGTCGGCAATGGCGGTTGCACCGGCCCCAAACATAAGTCCTGCTAAAACAGTCACTGTGAATGTCAATTTTTTATTCATGATTTTTTCTCCTTAATCGATCTCTTCGACTTCAACTCTCGGGTTAGCTTTGTCAATAAAGAACCGATCTCGCAGTTCTACAATGTGATCCCAGTTATCATTTTCTAAAAATTCAGCCTTTTGCATGCCGTCGAAGATAAACTTGTGCTGAAACGCGATGTTGTCCGGGTCTGTTCGCTTGTCATACCAGTACCAGTCGAAACTTAGAGGTTTCCCCCATTGAAATTTCACGCCCTGATTCATCGCTCTTCTCACAGCCAACATTACTGTTTCCGTTGCTTGTTTCTTGACTTTTGCTCCGCCGAACATGTTGCCTCGTTCAACCTTGATGTACTGGTTAAGAGTCATGAGGGGCAATGGAATAATAATCCTGTTCACGCTGGCTTCACGTCCA